CGATCAGATTCACAACCACCTACGACGGAATGGAGGGCATCACCACCGGCGTGGGCCCTGGCGATCTGATCCGGGTGGCGATGGATGCGACGGTCTACGACCAGTTCAACAACGGCATCGTGCTGGGCAATGGCACGGTGGTGAGCACCCAGCCCCTGGCCAACGGGACCTACGACGTGGTGAGCTGGGGCGGCAGCGGGGCAGTAAATGACGCCGGCACCCTGACGGTCACCAACGGGCAGGGATCGCCAGCCGGGATCATGTTCACCGTCAAGCAGGCCAGCACGCAGGTGCGCACCTATCAGATCAGCCGGATCACCCCGACTGAGGATGGCGTCTATGAGATCGAAGCGGTGCACATGCCGATCAACAATGCGGGCGTCCTGCTGGTGGCCGCAGACTGGGATACAGCAGGCGCCTGGGTGATCCAATGACCGTCCAATTCCCCGAGATCCAGCCCACCGGCCATGAGTTCGGCGAGCCGGACTTCCCCGTAACGGAGATGCGCTCACAGTCCGGCGTGCGGTCGGTGCGCCAGTGGGGCAGCCGCGCCAGTGATGCGCCGATGACCCTGGAGTTCGCCAACATCACCCAGGCGGCCTATGCGCTGATCAAAGCGGCGCACACGGCAGCACGGGGCAAGGTGTTCGACGTGACGTTCCCTGCGATCGTTGGCAAGAGTCTCACCGATGCGGACCTGTTCAACCCTGGCCCTGGCCTGAAGTGGTACTGGGCCAGCCCCCCTGAGGGCAGCCGTGTGCAGGGCGGCCGGCGGATCACCTGCCGGTGCACATTCAGAGCCGAGCTTAGACTCTGAGAAAGGTCGAGGCCGCCCAATGACTGTCGCCAACGCAACGCACGGAGAGGTGCGGTTCCAGGGCCAGAAGGTGGCCAAGATCCGCAGCATCAGCATGGAAACCCAGCGGCAGACGCTGGAGACGACCGGCGTCGGCGAACTAGACGACACCTTCAGCTACGGCAAGCGCACCACCAGCGGATCGGCCACGCTGCTCTACAAAACCGACGATCAGGCCACGGTGAACCTGATGAATCGGATCTTCGATGATGGCGAGACGCCTGATGATCTGGTAATGACGATCTACAAGGGCGGCAGCAAGTCCATCTCTGGCCCGGTGCTGATCAATTCGCAAGGCATCGCCACCAGCGTGGGCGACAACACCCAGGTGAGCATCTCGTTCGTGATCAGCGGCAAGCCCAGCCGTGCTCTCTGATGGCTGTCGAAGGCCGCAAGGGAATTGTTCAGCTCAGCCGCGAGTGGCCCGCTCCCACGGCGCTAGCCGATCAGCGGCTGCAGCGCGGCACATCACCATCGCTGGACCTGACCGATCTGGCGTTCCAGTCGGGCGATGAGGTGCTGCTGGTGAGCCTGCGCGGCGTGCCGCTCGGGATCGGCATCAACGGCGCGGCGCCCTGCCCCGATGGCCATGCGTTCTGGACTGGTGGGGAGACCGCCGTGGGGCCCGCCCTGGCAGCACGGACGGCGGGTGGCGGGTTCTGGAGTGCCAACCCATCGGCGCGGTTCTGGGAGTCGGCGCAGACGGTCGGGTTTCAGCAGACCGCGACGGCCTACATCCACCGCGATGAGATGGACGATGTGCGGTTCTACAGCACCGAACTGGACGCGATCAACGGCGGCGCCCAAGGCCTGATCCCGCTGCGGAATGTCTCGCCAGGACCGATGCTGATCATGCCGGCCTCCAGCCGCGCCGGATACGAGGCCGCAGCGCTGGCCCTGCTGCAGGCGATCGGCGACGCGGAGATCGCCGATGGCGAGCAACCGGCCCAGAACCTCGCAGCGGTGCCGCAGGTGCTGGCCGACACGGCAGCGGACGCGGAAGGGCGCGGCTGGCTGATGCAGTGCGACCTGACCGGGTGGGTGTTCGACATGAATGCCACCACGCTGGACCTGGAGGCGATCGGCCAGTCGTTCGGCGACTACGCCAAGGGCGTGGCCAAGGGTGCCGGATCCTTCAACGGGGAGATGGACCACAGCCGCGTGACGGGCGAGCAGAGCGGGCTGGGCCTGCTCCGGTTGATGATGCTCACGCAGCAGGGCAGCAAGGCCCGCGCCCGGTTCCAGCTGGTGGACCAGCGCAACAGCAACGTGGCGGAGCACGTCAAGGAACGGATCTTCTACGAGACCGACATCCTGCTTGGCTCCAGCAGCGTGAACACCTCGGCGACCGACGTGATCCTGATCTCAGCGCAGTTCGTGGCCACCGGCCAGATCAGGCTGGCGAGGCAAGCTCCATAGCCTGAGGGCAGGAATCGAGCCGGCGTAACCAGATGAGCCAGCTGCAGCGGGCAGGGCAAAGCGGCGCCCTCGACGTGGCTGCCAGCCAGGCGGAGGCGAATGATCAGGTTGCCGTCCTGATCGACATGCTCCGGCAGCTGGGCGGCAATGCCCGAGTCGTGGCGGGTGCGCTTGCGGTTGCTGACCCCCTGAATGCACCGTTCACCCTCTACGTTGATCCGTACATCGGCTCTGACCGGTTTGTTGGTGGCAGCTACAACAGCCACGAAGCCGGCGCGACCGACGCGGAGATCATCCAGCAGAAGCTGAGGCGAATCGAGCTGCAGCGCCTGGAATGTGGATACACCTCAGCGCGGCCCTTCAAGACCATCAACCGCGCCGCGATCGAGGCGGCGATCATCACCAGCAAGAACTGGTACTCCTATTCAGACCCACGCGCTCACGTGGACTGCGTGACCATCGTGCTGAGCGGTGGCGTCCACATCGCCCTGAACGACCCCGGCAGCGGCACCACCAGCCTGGCGAGCTGGGGCACGGCGAAAGACCCGACCCCGGCCGAGCTGATCGCGTTCAACCCCTCCACCGGCGGCGTGCTGCTGCCCCGTGGATGCTCAATGCGCGGGCAGGATCTGCGCAAGACCACTATTCGCCCGAGCTGGGTCACGCAGGTCGAGGATGAGGCCGCGGACTACAGCAACCGCCGCAGCATCCTAAAGGTCTCGGGCACGGGATTCTTCTTCGACTACACCGCAATGGACAAGATCGGCCATGCCGAATCTGTCCACCTGCTGGACGTGTTCCACCCTGCCAGCAAGGCCGAGCTCGACACGTTCTACGCCAAAATCCAATCTGCCGTTGGCACTGGCGCCGACCTGGCGAGCGCCCTGCTGACGGCCCGGCCCAGTGAGCACGAGATCGTAGGCCCGATTGATCAGACCCAGGCACCCTCCAGCGCGTGGGATACCACCAGAGGCGCCTCACCGTACATCTTCAACGTATCGGTGCGCTCCGACTACGGCATGGGCGGCGCGTTCTGGGACGGCGCCAAGATCAGCGGCCTGAAGTCAATGGTCTGCGCCAACTTCACTAGCACCAACCAGCAGAAGGATATGCGCTGCTGGCAGGTCTACGAAGGCGGCAACTGGGTAAGCCTGACCAACACCCCACAGGACTACCAGAAGTACATCAACGCAGCGCCCGACAATGTGCGGCGCAATCCTGCACGCCAAACCCGGCACATCTCGGCAATCAACAACGCCTACATCCAGAAGGTTTCGATCTTCGGGATTGGCCAGTCTGAGGTGACGATGGTGGACTCCGGCGGGGAGATCACCGACAACGGCGGCAATTCCACGTTCGGCGGATGCTCTGCCCTCGCCAAGGGTTACAAAGGCTTTGCGTTCAACAAGGACAAAAACTGGGCGGTCGGCCGGGTGCGAGTGCCGCTGAACCTCAGCGAGAAAACCTCCAACATCCGCCGCATTGAGCTGGGCGTGGTGGCCGCTGTGAGCGGCTCAGCCATCACCCTGACCAACGGCCTGGCGATCGACCCGAGCAGCGCCACCAACCCGGCACTGCTGCAGTCCCTGGGCTATTCGTTCGCCTCAGGCACCCGGATCTGGATCGACAACCCTGCCGGCGCTGACTGGCGGGCCACGCTGAGCAGCAGCGCCTGGAGCAGCTCTGCGCCGGCCTCGATCGGCATCACCGCCGCCCCGCTGCAGGCTGGAACCAACGAGGCGGCAGGGGACGCCGTGATCGGTCGCCGGGTCTACATCCGCCGAGTGGTGGACACCCGCACCGTGGCCGAGCGGAGGTCCAGCCTGATCCTGAACAACACTGCCAGCGCCAGGCTGCCGCAGCGTGATGCCGTGCTGCAGACCGACCCGAACCGCAGCAACGGCGCGATCGGCCGGGTGCTGGCCGCTGGCGGGGAAGAGGTACTGATGGTGACCGCCGCCGGCACGGGCCCCCTGCCTGGCTCTGGAGTCACCCGCACCAGCGAGGTGACCATCCGCCGCGGCGCTCCGTCGAAGACCTATGCCACCGCGACGTTCTACCGCCAGGGAACGGTGGTGAAGCACGCCGGCAAGCACTGGCAGGCCAAGGGGACGTTCGTCAGCTCTGGTGCATCGCCAGACCCGGCGCTGTGGGGCGAGACGTTCGTGCACATGCCCTCGGAGTTCAACCCTGAGGATGCGATCAGCCAGGAGGCGCCCATCCTGGTGCTGGACACCGACACCAGCGACACGGACGACTCCACCACGCTGGGCATCAACTGGACAACGATCTGGACCTCGGCGGGCCCTGTGCGGGATCAGTACCGCACCGCCACGGACTACCTGGGCGCCTATGCCCTGCTGCGGGCGCTGGGATTCACTGATGCCGCCGCCCATGCCGCTCTGGTGCCGCGGGCTGCCGGCAGCCGTGACCGTGACCCGAGCAGCGCAACGGACTTCCCCACGGCTCCATCTGGTGGTGCTGCCACCGGACTGGGGAACTGGGCGGTGGAGTTCCGGCGGCCTTCGACGATCAGGCTCTACAACCACCAGTGGGAGTGGGCCGGCTTCGGGAACTACTCGAAGGCCATGCCCGCGGTGCAGGGCGATCTCTCGGAGTTCAACAAGTTCACCTATTACTTCACCTCCGCAGCTGGCGGCCGGGTGGTGCCCAAGGGCAGCAACGAAGACGGCTTCGAGGTGACGCCCAAGGGCCTCGAAGACATCGCCACGGGCGCCACCATCAGCCCTGAATCACTCGGCGGCCAGACGCTGGATGAGGCGCAGCGGACGGACTTCCCGAACGGTATCCAGGTCGGCGGCACGGCCAGCCTGCAGGACGTGACCATCGGCGGCACCGCCGAGTTCGGCAGCCAGTCACAGGCGAAGACCACCAGGGCTGGCGCCGTGGAGCTGGCCAGCATCGCCCAACTGACCGAACTGCCTGGCACGGTCGCCAGTTCTGATGCAGCGCTGGAGGGCGCTCCGGATGTGGTGACGATCGGCGGCCTAAACCGCTGGCGGCAAGCCCAGCGGCTGATCAGTGCTGCCACCGGCACGGTGACGATCTACGTGCAGAGCACGGCAGCGGATCGAAATCTGGACTCGATGTTCGACACCCCGCCGACCACACCGGCAGCGGCGATCCCGACCCTGGCGCGGGCGGCAGAGTACGCCAATGCTGTGATTGGCAGCGGCAACCAGACCGCAGAGATCAGGATTGCGCCGGGGCTGTATGACCCCGCCTCAATCTGGCAGTGCAGCGTGGTGTTCAGGGCCAGCGACCCGACCCAGGCCGGCTGGCCGTTGATCTTCACTGAGACCGGCGACGCTGCCACGGCTGAAACCTATTTTGATGGTTCGGGTTACGGCAACCTGACCACCCGAGTGAATTTCCGGGCGTTTGTGCTGCAGTTGCGCGACAACGCAAGCGCTGGCAATCAACTGCACGTAAACACTATCGGCCGGCAGATGCGCTGCCTGCGTGGCGTGGATTTTCGCGGGGGTTTCCATTGCCTAGGGGTGCCCGAGCTGATCAAGCTGGTGGCGGATGGGGCGATCACTCAGGGGCAACTCATCTCCGGCAGCGTCGCGCTCCCCAGTGGTGCATTCACCACCAACACCACTACGAACGTTGACACATTCCTGAACCAGCTGCGGATCAGCAATGGCCGCAACCCGGCCTATGACAGCTGGACCACCACCCCGGTGCTGCAGCTGGAGGGCAACAGCACGGACGTGGCGGACCTGCGCGGCATTGTGTTCGGCCCGGCGCTGCCGTCGCGCAAAGAATCACTGGGCGGCAACCGTGCGCCGTACATCGCCACCAACGGCCTTGTGCAGCTGCGGTGGAGCAACATCTACCTGCGCGGGAATGCGGCCATCACCAGCGCCGGCATGGGGGTAACAAATGCCGTGCCCGATTCGAGCAGCGCCCACTACGGATCAGCGTCAGTGGCCACCCCTTGGACCTGGCGACAGTTCCATCACACGTTCCTTTCATCGATCACCAGCGAGCCTGTGGTGATTGACCAGATGGGCGGCAAGATTAGCTACAACCAAGGCTCAGCCGCTGGTGATCGCAGCTGGTATCGGAACTCAACTGATACCCGCTACCTGGCGAACCACATTCACCTGCTCACCAGTGCAGGCGCCGAGCCTGCCGACAATGACAGCGGCCCATTCCTGGATCAGTTCATCCATGCAAAGCGGAGCCTGACCGTTCGCGAGTCGTTCCTTACAGGCCAGGCTGGATCGTCCACTGGCGCTGTCTCGCAGGGCTTTGTCGGTCGGTTCGGCTCCAACGGCTACAACACCGTCAAGGCCCGTGGCGTGCTGCTGGGCAATGAGGGCCTGCTAGATCAGGAGCGCGGCGCAACAGTGTTTCTTGCCGCTGAGTCCAGGTTGGGCAGCGGAACTCCTGACAACACCGCATTGAGTATCTTCAAGGTGGCAGGACTGGCAATCAATCAGACTACGCAGATCCTGCCTAAGTACGTCCCTGGCTCTGCCACCTTCGGCGCACCAAACCCGGTCGGCGGCACCGGCAAGGAATACAACCCCGTGATCACCGCCGCCGCCCTGAATCAGGCAGATGGCACGTTCTTCCTGAACATGGCGCTGAGGTCCTACGTGCGGGGGATCAGCCCCGAACATGGCTTCAACATCACCCCCAACGTCGTGCTCTGATCATGCTTCCCTCTGACCCTGGCTACATCCCCGCCGCCACTGATGAGCGGGTGCTGGCGAACTCGTTGTATCAGTGGCTGCTTAGCATGAACACAGACCCCTACGCGGCACATTCGCGTGATGAGGCGATGATCCAGAACATCGAGGAATCGTTGCCATGACGCTGCCACAGCTAACGATCTACCCAGCCGAGCTGGAACCGCTGGTGATCCTGCGCAACTCCACATTTCGCAAGCGGTTCATCGTGAAAATCGATGGCACTGAGCTGGACCTGACCGCCAACGGCACGGTGATTGATGCCGACATCAAGAACGCTGCCGGCACGCAAATCGGCACCTTTAATGTGGAGCTGCCGGAGGCATCCGGCACGCCAATCCCTGGAATGTTGGATCTGGAGCTGACCCCTGCTAATGCGCTGGCCCTACCGGTCGGCACCACTTACCAGATGGATCTATCAATCACCACGCCTGACACCGATCGGTTCTACTACGCGAAGGCCCTTGTCGAGGTCCGCGAAACCGTTTCGAGGAACAGCTAATGGCTCAGGTTGAACTGACCGTAATCGAGCAGTCCGGTGTTGAAGTCACTGTTCTGGACGCCCCCGGCGCACAGGTGGCGATCGGCCCGACGCTGAGCACCGCCACGCCTCAGGCGGTAGGGCTGACGGGCGCTGCAGGCGACTCCAGCAGCGCCGCTAGGGGCAATCACGTCCACGCGCACGGCAATCAGACCGGCACCAGCCTGCACGCCCTGGCCAGCGGCAGCGGGGCGGGTTTCATGTCCGCTGCACAGTTCAGCCTGCTGGACGGGGCCACTGCTGCCGCCGTCGTCAGCTCCCTGGTGCGGCGTGATGCGTCAGGCAACTTCGCCGCCAATCTCATCGATGCCGACCTGGACGGCAATGCAGCCACCGCCACCAAACTGGCCACGGCCCGAACGATCAACGGGGTTTCGTTCGACGGAACCAACAACATCACGATCACCGCTGCGCCAACCGCCGACAGCGTTGTGAACGCCAGTGTGGCCAGCAATGCGGCCATTGCGCTCTCCAAGCTCGCAACCGGAGCCCTGCCGACCGCGATCACCGTGGCCAGCGCCAATCTGGTGGACGGCACGATCGTCAACGCGGACATCAATGCCTCTGCTGCCATCGCCCTGACCAAGCTGGCAGCCGTCACCGCCGGACGGGTGGTGATGGGCAACGCCTCCAACGTGGCCACGGTCACAGAAATCACGGGTGACGCGACCCTAGCCAGCACCGGTGTGCTCACCCTGTCAAACTCCGGGGTGAGTGCCGCCACGGTGAACAACGCGGCCACCAGCGTCACACCCCTCACGATCGACGCCAAAGGCCGCATCACTGGCACTGGGTCGCCTGTGACGATCACGCCCAGCTACAACAGCCTCACGGGTCTACCCACCACCCTGGCGGGCTACGGCATCACCGATGCAGTGGGCAGCGGCGCAACGGCTGGCCGGGTGCTGCTGGGGAACTCTAGCAATTTGGTGGCCGCCACTGAAATCACGGGCGATGTGACGATCAACAGCTCAGGCGTGACGGCGATCGGCTCCGGCGTGATCGTGAATGCGGACGTGAGCGCTTCAGCTGCTATCGCCGGCAGCAAGATCGCCCCGGATTTCGGCGCTCAAAACGTGCTGACAACCGGCACAATCACTGGCGCCAGCCTCAACCCAACCGGCACGACGGTGCCTGCTGCTGGCCTGTTCAGGCCGGCGACCAATGTGATTGGGTGGGCGACGAACACGCTGGAGCGGGCGCGGATCTCGCCAGGCGGGGCGCTGCTGGTGGGGGCTACTGCCGAGCCGATCGGACAGATCTCCGGCACGGTAGTCGCCAACAACAAACTCATCGTTGGGGCCGGCAATCATGGCATTTCTCAAAAATATGTGGCATGGCTGACTACAAGCATCACCGCCACGACGGGCACGATCGTCTTTAGGTTTAAGTCGGCTGCTTCATCAGTCCAACGAGCAGCGTTAATCAAGCTCAGCATTACCCACTTTGCCGCTTCTAACGCTGCCACCAGTTTTCCAGCAGCTGAGTATGCTTTCAGGATCTTTAACACTGATGCTGGCGTTTGCGCCATTGCCGGCGCAACCACGATTATGGAATATCAATATGTAAGAGCAACTCACTTCGCCTTTGCCGACCTGGGCAGCGGTGAATGCACCGTAACACTCACCAACCCAACCGCCGTAACGCTGTTCGGCACGCAATACTCGGTTGAAATACTCACACCCGGCCTCTGGTTCCTTGATACCGTCACCATCACCTAATGAACATCCTCCAACTCGATCGCCAAGCCGACACCGGCATGGTCCAGGCCATCCACTGGGAGCGCACCGCCGGCAGCGCCAGGGTCTACGGCAGTGTGGAACTGCCCCCGGCTGATCACCAGGAGATGATCCCCTACGAAGAGCTGGACGCCGAAACCGTCTTGCTGTGGCTGGAGGATGCGCTGGGCGAGGCCGAGCTGCTGCGCATTGATCAGAAGCTCGCTGAGCAGCTGACACCATCACCCACCGCTGCGGGGCTGCCGTGGGAATGAAGGACGACCTGATCAGGCTGATCAACGCCTACGCGGCTGCCAGAGCCAGCGGTGATGCGTTGCTGCTCAGCATGGCCGCTGAGCGGCTGCAGGGGTTCCTAGAGGCGGTGCAGGTGGCGGCGGTTGAGCGGGCCTCCGCAGACTGACCACAGATACAGCCGCTGCACCAGTGGGACCCGAGTTCGTTGTTGCCGCCCTCGGCCTCTGTGGCGCAGGAGTCACAGCCCTCTGGAAGATCGCCAATGGGCTGGGCAGATTTGAGGCCCGCACCACCACCATCCTGGGCGGGATTCAGGAGATGCTCAGAGACCACGAGGAACGGCTCAGGGACGTAGAGCGACGGTCGGAGGCGGGAAAATGAAACCCGACATGACCCGCCAGGCACCCGCGTGGCTGGGGGCTGTGACAGCCGGCCTGGCGATCGTCGGCGGCGTCGGCTACATCATCGATTGCCGCGTGGCTGGCAAGGATCTGGACAGCTGCTGGATGACCGGCCACAGCATGATCACCCGCGCCTCTGACCTGGCCCTGGGCGCGGCTGCGGGCGGAGTCGTGGGGTACTGGACCAAGAACCCGGCCCTCCACCGCCGCGAATCCAGCCGACCCACCGACCCCGACGCATGACGCTGCACCCGAACGCTGACCTGCTGCTGGGGCTGGCGGTGTGGACCCTCACCACCGGCTTTGCAGAGCTGGTCGTCAAGCCCGCCTGGCGCCGGCTCTACCGCCGCGCTGATCACGCCACTGGCGACCGCCTGCCCGATCTGAATCTGAAATGACCTTCGCCACCTTCCGCGCCGCTGCTGAGCACGTCGCCCGTGCCGGCGCAATGACCCCCCACCAGCTGGCCGCGTGGGAGGCCGCGTGGGAGCGGGCCACCACTGAGCAGCGCCAGGAGTTCACCGACCTCTGGCGGGCACAGGGCAGCCCTGCAGCGCCGGCGCCGCCCGCCGAGCTGGTGACAATGGCCCAGGCCACGGCGGTGTTCACCAGATCGCCCAGCGCCAGCCAGCTGGCGGATCTCAACTCCTGCCTGCGGAGATTCGCGTTCAACACCCCGGCGAGGATCCGGCACTTCCTGGCCCAGGTCGGCCACGAATCCGGCGGCCTGCGGTGGATGCTGGAGCTCGCCAGCGGCGACGCCTACGAAGGCCGGCAGGACCTGGGGAACACCCGCACCGGTGACGGTCGCCGGTTCAAGGGCGCCGGGGCGATCCAGCTCACGGGCCGCTACAACTACCAGCGCTTCGCCGACTACATCAAAGATCCAGACGTGATGGACGGGGCGTCCTACGTGTCGATCCGGTATCCGTTCACCTCCGCCGGGTTCTGGTGGCACCTGAACGCGATCAATGCGTTCGTGGATCAGGGCGCCAGCTGCCGGCAGGTTTCGGCGAAGGTCAACGGCCGCGACCCCGCCAACGGCCTGGCGGATCGGGAGGCGTACTTCGCTCGAGCAGTGGCGGCGATCTCGCTGGCTGGGCGGCCGGCGGTGCACCTGCAGCAGTCCACCGGCTACGGCAACCCGCTGCAGGTGCCCTGGTACGCGCAGATGGACAGCGCCGACCGGGACCAGGCGGCTCGGATGTGTTTCAGCTCCAGCTGCGCCATGCTGCTGCAGTACCTCAAGCCTGGGACCCTCGCCGGCCCGAACGGCGACGATCAGTATCTGAAACGGGTCCAGCAGTACGGCGACACCACCGACCCGACCGCGCAGATTCGGGCGCTGTCGAGCTTCGGGATCCGGGCGAAGTTCACCAAGGTGGCCGGGTTCGCCGACCTGGAGCAGCAGATCAACCGCGGCGTGCCCGTGCCGGTCGGGTTCCTGCACCGCGGCCCGGTGTCGGCACCCTCCGGCGGTGGCCACTGGCTGATCGTGGTGGGCTACACGAAGGATCACCTGGTCGTGCATGACCCGTTCGGTGAGGCCGATCTGGTGAGCGGCGCCACCCCGGGAGGCGTGGCCCGGTTCGCCAGGTACAGCCGGCGGAACTTCGGCCCACGGTGGCAGGTGGAAGGCGCGAACACGGGATGGGCAGTCATCGCTGAGCGCTGATGCCCTTCGATCACCTGATCGATCAGACCGAGCTCCAGCCCAAGAAAGCCACCAAGGCCCGATTCCGCCGCAGGATCTTCGCCGAGTGGAACCACCAGTGCGCCTATTGCACCGACTCGGCCGACACCCTCGACCACGTGCTGCCGCGCTCCCGGGGCGGGCTGACGGTGGCTCAGAACCTGGTGCCCGCCTGCCAACGCTGCAACGGGGCGAAATCCTCGACGGACTGGCGGGAGTGGTTTGAGGCCCAGGCCTGGCACTGCGTACATCGTGCAGCGCGAATTGATGGGTGGATTGGTAGTAGTCCGCACACTGAGGGTAAGCCTCAAGTGTCCCCGTCGTGATCACCCCCTAAAGCGATGACGACCGAACGCCCGTATCAGTGTCGCCGGTCGAAAGTTTGCAGGGCTTGGATTCCTGAATCGTCTGTTGAGTGGGTTGAACAGTCGGGCCAGCGGCGGCCTTTATGCAAGCCGGGGTGCTGCCCAAACGGCAAGCGCAGCGATACAGCTGATGACGTGCTGGCGCTGCAGCTGGAGGCGCGCCGGCTGCGGGCAGAGACACGGGATGCCAAAGCCAGCGCAGAGCGCGCCCTGGCCAAGCTGGAGGCGGTGCAGGATGCGCTGACGGTGGCGCTTGAGATCAAGGACATTTTTGATCAGGGCATCATCACCCCGCCAGAGGATCCGCAGAAAGATGAGGCGGTGCCAATCCTGCTGCTGTCTGATCTGCACTGCGGGCAGATCGTCAAACCGTCATCCGTCAACGGGCTCAACGAGTTCAACCCCGAGATATTCGACGACCGGCTAGATGCCGTGTTCCGCAATGCGCTGAAGGTGATCAACGGACAACGGAGCACGGCAACAATTCGGGAGGCCGTGATCTGGCTGGGCGGCGATCTAATCGAGGGGGAGCTACACGGCGATGCGGTGCAGAATCAGACGCTCACCACAACGCAGCAGATCGTCAGGTGCGAGCGGGCGATCGTGCGGGGGCTGGACTACCTGCTGCAGCATTCCGACCTGGAGAGGATGCTGATCCCCTGCAACGTGGGCAATCACGGGCGGAACACGAAGAAGCAGCAGAGCAACGCCACCGAGAACAGCTACGAGCATCTGGCGTATTGCTCAATGCGCCGGCACTACCGGGATGAGCCGCGGCTGGAGTGGTTTATCGCTGATGCTGACTGCCTCTACCTGGATGTGTACGGCAAGCGCCTGCGGTTCTTCCATGGCGATTCGGTTCGCTACAACGGCGGGGCGGCGGGGCCGCTGTGGAACGTGGACAAGCACGCCAAGAACCTGGACCAGTCGGTGCCGGCTGATCACACCTTCCACGGCCACTTCCACACGCTGGGGTTTGGGTCCAGGGCAACGAGCAACGGCAGCCTGCCGGGGTGTGCGCCGTACGGGCTGCAGAGCGGCTACCGAATCGAGCGCCCGCAGCAGGGGATGCGGTTCCTGCACAGCGACAAAGGATTTGCCGGCTCGTTCCCGATCTTTACGGAGTGAGCGCCTAGGGCGTCGGGATCCCGCGAGAGGCGCACATCATCTCCAGCATCGCCACCGCCCGATGGCCGCAGTAGCAGCGGACCTCAGTGCCCAAGCCAACCACCACCCAGCAGGCGCCGCCACGGGCGTCACGCTCCACGGTGATGTAGGGCGGGGGTTCGCACTGCTCAGACTGAGCCAACTGCGCTGCGATCATGCTGGGCCTGGATCTCACCCTCAGCCTGTCGAGCTGTTTCGAGATGGAACGCGACCGCCGCGCCGCTGCACACATGAGCCGGGACCAGCTGGCGGAGCGCTGCGATGAGCTGATCCAGGCCTGGTACCAGCAGCAGCACCTGATCATTGAGCTGCAGCGCAAGGCGGCCAACCTGCAGGTGGAGCTGGCGCTGAAGGGCGCGCCGCCGCTGGGTGAGCCGACGGGTGAGCATCACCGGTGGGCGCGGGAGCTGCGGAGGCGGTAACAGTTTGTGAACTGACCCGGTGATGGGTTGCCAGGGTGTGCCCCACGGGTTACAGTATGTGCATCGGGAGGGAAACCTCTTCCGGGGCTCCGGCCCCTGGCCCACGGGGAGCCTGCCAGATCGTCGGCATTCCCCGCACCCACTCCACCGCCACTCGCCAGCCATGACCAACGCAATCGGCACCATCCGCCCCTTCACTACAGACGATGACGCAGCGCTGACTGCATCGGCCCTGCGCTTTGCTGAGCGCCACTTCGCCAACGGGGCTGACGGCCTCAACCTCGGCATGGAAGATCGCCCTTGGCAGGCGCTGGAATCTGAGCTTTCAAGCCGCCCTGATCACCCATGGGGCAAATACTCAGATACCAAGCAACTGCGCCGGCTCTGGCAGGCCTGCCTGTGCCGGGCCCTCCGCGTGCCTGTTTCCGCCGACATCACCGTCGCCTACGGGTCGATCGGCTACCGGGTCCGCTGATGCCCCGCCAACCCAGCCGCGAGAAAACCGCCCGCCATCGCCTCCGCCTGGCGGGCGAGCTCCCCGCCCTGCCCACCTGCCCCCAGTGCGGCCGCACCGTGATCAGCGACCGCACGGCGCCACTGTGCTCCCGTTGCTGGAAGCAGTCGCCAGCCGGCAGGGAGTGGAACCGGGAGAGGGTGGCGAGGCAGCGGAAACGTGACGATCTGTAAACCGTCCGCCCTGGTGGTTGCCAGGGTGTGCCCCACGGGTTACAGTATGGGCATCGGAGGGAAACGCCTCCACCGCCACTGACAGCCATGACCACCTTCACCGTTTTCATCGCTGAAGTCCAAATCCAAACCGCCTGTGGCTACATCGATCAGCACGAAACCAAATGCGTGGGCGTGGATGAAGTTCAAGGCGCTGCGGAAGCTATCACCGTGATGACGAATCGCCTGAACCGCGAAGCCTGCGGCTGCAAAGTGCTTGATGTTCTGAGCCTTCGCCCTGTTGAGATTGTCCGCGTCGGTTGATTCCGTCGCCGCATCATTCACTCCACTCACCACCAGCCAGCCATGACCCACACCCTTTGCCTCGACAACTGCCAGACCTTCGAGTTCCGCCCCCACGCTCAAGGTGTTGCCGTCACCCGCCGCGCACCTCAGCCAGTCCGCACCCGCAAGGGATGGGGCGCCGGCCAACTGAAGATCACCGGTCAGTTTCAGATGACCCGCGAAGAGGCCCGCAAGTTCTGGGCCGGGCTGGTCAAAGACGGCGCCTTCCGCGCCTGATCCCCACCCCCGCCAACCACCCCGCCCGGCCACAGCGCCGGGCTTTTCTGTATCCTGACCCCAGCAACACCCGCCAGGCCTCTCAGCGATGCCCAAACAGGCGGGTCACTCCTTCACCAACTCCCCCCAGCAGCAGCGACCCGCAGCCGATCGCCGAGACAGACCCAGTTCCGAGGGAATCCCCCAACCCTGCGCAGCGCCGGGGACGTGGGCTTCACCCTTTCGACCGGCACCAGCACCAGCTGATCAGGCCGCTCGCGTTTCCGCCTGCTCTTATCTTTCGGCTCCGGCTTCTTCCGCTCCACCGCCACCAGCACCAGCTGCACCGACTGCGACGCCAGAGCCGCCTGCAGCCGTGCAAGCCGCACCTCCAAGGCCCGTGTGCTCAGGCCCTCCTGCTGGGCCAGCTCGCCCCGGGGGATCTCCACCCCGTCGAGGCCCCAGGCCAGGGACAACAACCTGCGATCCTGCGGCGCCAACCTGGCGATCAGCCCCCGCAGCTGCTCCGCCTGCCGCCAGCGTTCACGCTGTTCCTCTTCATCCTCTGGCGTGCGGTCGTAGGTGGCGCACAGGCTGCCCAGCTCCAGCCCGTCATCGGTCACGACCTGATCCAGCGAGCCCACCGGCCGGCCGTTTTCGATCACCTGCTCCAGCACCCGCAGCGACACGCCCAGCTCTGCGGCGATCTCCGCCTGCGTAGGCGATCGGCCCAGTTCCCGCTCCAGTCGGCGGGTGATGGCGTCCAGCTTCGCCAGGTGCTGGCAGTGGCTGCCGGGGATGGCGATGGCGCGGCCGTGCTGATCCACCCAGCGATTGATGGCCTGCCGTATCCACCAATATGCGTAGGTGGAGAACCGGTACCCCTTCGCCGGGTCGAACCGCTCAGCGGCGGTGATCAGGCCCATGTTCCCCGCCTGGGTCAGGTCCTCGCGGTCGAAGGACCGGGTGAGCCTGTGGCAGCGCTTGGAGATGTAGGCGACCACCAGCCGCAGATTCGCGCTCACGAACCGGTCTCTGGCCCGTTGGCCGCGGCGCCGGATCACTGGTGGGCACGGGTCGGGGTGCTGCTGCCATCGCTGGATCGCAGTGCCGAGTTCGATCTCCTCGGCTGGGGAGAGCAGCGGGATCCGACCGATCGAATCGAGCCACCAGGACTGGTTGGAGCTGGGCGGCACCGGACGAATTTTGACGGATCTGCTCCATCATAGGTGCAGAACCGGAACCTAAGCGGTACGATTGGCAGGTCTGCACCACTCGCGACGCCATGGAACAGCAATGGATCACTGACCGTCCGCCGACTAGGGCGGATGGGGATGGGAATGAGGATGTGCGGCTGAGGTCACGGCCAGGCTCCAGTGAGTACAACTTCGCCCACTGGAGCTATGTCGGCCCTGGCGCCCCGTGGCAGCACACCAGCTATTGGAAGCCAGCCACCGAGCCCACCCCCACCGAGACCGACCGCATCGACGCACTGGAGCGGCGGGTGGCGGGGCTGGAAGCGTTCAAGAAGGCGCTAACGCAGCCATCCGTTAGCTACTCCCTGGGGAATTGACCATGACCACCACCCTCTACGCCCTAACCGGCGACGCCCTCCGCCTGCAGCAGCAGATCGACGAGGCCGCCGCCGACCTGTTCAGCGACGACCCCGCCGTGGTGGCCGCGGCCAAGGCCACGCTGGAAGGCCTGATCTCCGCCGAGTCCGACAACAAACAGGCCATCCTCGCCAAGGCCGACGCCTGGTGCTGGGTGATTGACAGCCTCAGGGCCCGGCGTGATGCCCGCAAAGCTCGCGCTCAGGCGCTGGCAGAGCTGGCCGCTGGTGATGATCGGCAACAGGAGGCGATGCTGGACATTCTGGTGACAGCGCTGCAGAAGGCCATCCCTGATGAGACCTCCTATCAGTTGCCTGGACACAAAATCACCAGCCGGAAATCTACGGTTGTGGTGGTGGACTGCGAGCCGGAGGATCTACCGAAGCTGTATCAGCGCACCAAGATCGAAGCCAACAAGACCGCGATCAAGGAATCGATCAATGCCGCTGTCGCTGCAGCGGTGAAAGCCGCGCAAGATGAAGATGCCGCTGCCAAGGCCGCTGCCGTCGCCACGGTCAAAACCGTGCCCGGCTGCACCCTGATCGAGCGGCGGAGCTGGAGTCTCAAATGAAAAGAGGAACACACCAATGACTGCGTACAGATTCATTCGCGCCCTGCAAAACTCCCTGCTTACCCGCTGGTGGTGGCAAATGTGGCAACACGAGAAAACGGGCAGAGCTGTCAACCTGCCATTGCACAGGAATCTGGGCATTGGATGGACCCGGCGCCACTTCAAGGAATGACAACACCCCACCCACTATGCCCACCCCCACCCAACCCCTCTCCTGCGACGGCGCACTATCCGACCTGATCCTTCAGGCCGCCCGCCAGGCGCTGCCGGCACACGTCGATTCACTGATCCAGCTGCCCGACTGCGGCGAGCGCAACCGCCCTCTCATGCCCCTGCTGGTGGGGCTGATCGATGCGGTGAAGGTCACGGCCAGCGCCGTGGCGGACAACGCCTGGGATTCGGGCCAGGCCGTGCCAAAGGAGCTCGCCGCCGACCTGCTGGCGGACCTGCGGGAGTGCATGAAGTTCGTCGGGCAATCGACGGAGGCGTTCTAGCGATGTCCGCCGCCATCGGAATCACTCACACCATCACCTATCGCCGTGCAATCGACAATGAAACTCTCAAACTTGAATGGACCTGCCCTAAGGGATGGGGCGCATCTGCCGTCCGCGACGCCTTCGAAGCGCAGTTCCCAGGCGCGGAGATCATCAGCATCACGGAGGCCCCATGCTCCATCTGATCACCGCCTGGCTGCTGTGCTCCGCCAGGCCCAGGCCCGCCGCGCTGCGGCTACTGCCCAGGCCGCTGCCGGTCGCCGAACCGTGATCGCCCTGACGCTGTGCCTGTTGGGCATGGTGGCGTCGGTGGTGGCGCTGGTTCGGGAGGTGGGGATTCAGGCGGTGGAGGTGCGCCGTGGCTGATCATCCTGTGAAGGTGCCAAAGGAGTTGGCGCAGCAGTGGATTGATAGCAACATCGAAGAGCACACCGAAAGACTCTTAGTCCATGGTGTGGCCGACCGCGCCGCCCAGTGGGGCGCAGATCAGGAGCTGGAGGCGTGTATTGACGTACTTGGCAGTCAATCGGCGTGGGACGTTCTAGCTGAATGCACTGGCTGGAAGGAGTTTCGCGATGAATCAGAAGACATTCTCCGCGCCGCCCGCCGCCCCAAGCCGCCGTCGCTGGCGGAGCAGGGGCTGGAGGTGGTCCGCCAGTTGAAAAACCTAGGAAGCGTAGTGGACCTAGAAGGCGCAGAAACCAAGCAGCAGCTCAATGTTTTAGAGGAAGCCCTCACCCGTCTCGCCGAACTGGAGGCCCAGCAATGAAACTCAGATTCCCCCCGACCCGTTACCGCGTGGTGCGGGACGACTTCGCTGGCTACGAAGCGCAGTTTCGCCCGTGGTGTTCGCTGGCATGGATGCAGTGCTGCGACCGCAGTGGCGGCGCAGGCGTCAACACTAGCGACACCATTGCGGGTGCCCGCAAGGCATGCGCTGATCATGCCAAGCGCCGGCGGAATCCCAATCCTGTCGGCCAAGTCGTCGCCGAATTCTCCGCCCGCGAACTGGAAGCCCAGCAATGACCTTCACCCCCGACGACGACGCCTGCCAGTTCACTGGCGAGGGCATCACCAGGACCAGCGAGCCCGGCGCCATTCACTGGCCCTGTGAGATCACCTTCGCCTGCCGTCAGCCGATGCGCTGCACCATCCGGGCCGTGTCCCGCCAGCAGGCGCATCAGTTCGCTGCTGCTCGCCACCCAGACGCCAGCTCTATCACTGTTCTTTCTCGGAGATCCTGCGCGTGGCTCTAACCGCAACCCTCACCGCCAACCCCTGGCGATTCGCCACAGGTGACGAAGTGTTCATCGCTGGCCATCCGCAATTCGCCGCCAAGGTCACCGCCGCATTCGGCCATGGCCGCTCAGGCTGGCCGCATTACGTGGTGGTGGATTACCAAGGCCAGGAGTGGACCGTGCCGCAGCAAGTCCTGTCCCGATCGCCGATCCTGCCGTGAACCAAGAACTGATCAAACCCCTGGAGAACACCGATGCCTCTGTGTGACTGGCAGATCCGCAGCCGCTGCGAAGGCGGCATGGTGGAGGGCTACGACCCTGAGCTGATCAATCCCGCCAGCCTGGATGTGAGGCTCGGCGACAACCTGCTGATTGAGTCGGTCTCCAGCCGTGAGCTGCTGCCGTACCCGCTCAGCCGGCACAGCGAGGTCAGCCCCTACGAAATGGTGCCGGGGCAGTTCTGCCTGGCCCAGACGATGGAGGTGTTCCACCTGCCGGATGACGTGGCCGCGGAGTTCCGCCTAAAGTCCAGCCGCGCCCGCGAAGGCCTGGATCAGGCGCTGGCCGTGTGGGCTGACCCGGGCTGGCACGGTTCGGTACTGACGCTGGAGCTGCGCAACAACCGCCAGCTGTGGCCCCAGCTGCTCTGGCCGGGGATGAAGATCGGGCAGATGGTGTTTCACCTGATGGCTGAGCGGCCACTAGCCAGCTATGCGCAGACTGGCCGCTACAACGGTGATACCACAGCGCAGGCAAGCAAGGGATGATCAACTGCAAGCACTGCCATTCCACCGAGATAACGATCGTCCGCAGCCGTGTTCAATCCGGCGGTGTTCGTGCTCGCCTGATTATCTGCAAATCCTGCAAACAATCATCCGAGCACTTCACCGACCCACCACCAAAACGCAAGGCTGGCGGCAGGGGTAACTACCGCTTCGGTGATGATGACATCAAGGAAATCCTGCTCTCGCGTTGCAGCCACGCTGAAATGGCCCTGGCGATGCAGTGTTCATCCGAGCTGATCCGCCAGATCAGGATAGGGATGCTGTACACCCGCCGCCGCGCAGAAATCCCCAGGTGGGGGCAGGATGCGCCAGCGCCAGAGCCAAACGAGCTGAGCTGCTACCGCTGCAAGCTCTGGAACGGTGAGGAGTGCCGCATGGGTTTTCCTGATCCGATTGAGGAAGGCCCCGGGTTCGCCCGGGACTGCAATCTGTACGTGGTGGAGGGGTGAAGATGCGGAAGTGCAGCCCTCCGCTGACAGGCCGCGAGGCCCTGTTGCAGCGACTCAAGAGCTACGAGGAAGAGGTTCGATCGGGGCGCCACGTTCCCCCACCGTCACCGATCGCAGTACCAGCGCCAGCATCGCCCGCTGCTGTTCCGGCGTAGCACCGGCGAAGAACCACGGATCCCGCAGTTTTTCGCACAGCTCGGGATCCGCCGCCGACCGCTCCACCCTGCGCAGTGCCTCGATCCGCTGGCGCTGCTCTGCCACCGCTGCCGCCATTGCCCGGTTCTCTGGGTTGCGTGCGGCCATTCGCTCCATCAGCTCCAGCTCGTCGCGCATCACGATCAGCATCGGATCGTCCGACTCTGGCTGGGCCAGCAGCGCGGCGAGTTGGTGCGCTTCGGCCACGCAGGCATCGATCACCACCGGCAGGATCCGATCCTCACGGGCGCCGCCCCGGGCTGTGCAGAGCCGATGCCGACACCTCCACCAGGCGACACCATTGGATGTATTCCGCCTGAGCAGATGGCCGCAGCTGGCGCACCGGAGCAGTCCTGTCAGCCCATGCTGCACTTCGGTGCTGCCGGTGTTCTTAAACCGGTTGGTAGGGCGCTGCAGCAGGGCGGCCAGATCCCGCCAGTCCCGATCGCTGATCAGCGCCGGGTGCTGGTCGTAGTGAATCTCGCCCCACTGCTGCCGCCAGCCCTTGCCTGATTTGCGGTCGAGGTGGTGGCCGATGTGGCCACGGATGACGGGGTTGACAAACCAGGCTTGGAGGCTGGTAGCGGCTGGCGTCCACGGACACCAGTCTGGAAGCGAGTTGGCCACAGCAGCAAAACTGCCTTGCTGCCGCAACTCTTTGATAACACGAATTGCGTAAGCGAAGTTTGTTGAGTGAGGCACTAGCTTTGTTCCATCGCCACGGTCGTAACCAAAAGGAAGTCTTCTGCGTAGATGGCGGCCCTGAGCCCGATAAACATCAAAATTCCGCCGCAAACGCTGACTAAGCATCCGTGACTCAACTTCCGCCATGGTTGTCATCACCCGCGCAAGTAGAAAACCTTGCGGCGAGGCAGTCTCGATAACACCGCCATCAAGTGCTCGGACCTTTACTTGCTGCAGATCGCAAAGCGCTAGCAATGTGTCAGTTTGCGCAGCGTCCCTGCCGAGTCGGTCAATGCGTGTGAAAACCAGCTCCTTTACGTTTCCACTGGTGACCAACGCCATCACCTCGGCAAGTCCCTCCCTGTCCGCCTTGCGCCCGCTCTCTCGTTCGGCAATGACACGATCGCAGCCAGCCGCCGTGAGCCGCGCAGCCTGTGCCTGAAAGGCGCCGTCCTGGTCTTCGCCATCAGTTGAGATGCGGCAGTACCCAAGGATCACTGGAATACCGTGGGGGTCGCTCCCATTGTGCGCTATGGCAGTATTTAGCTTCGATGTGGAGCCAGAGCGCACAGTAGATGCCGCAGGCCTTCCGGGGCGAATATTGAGCAAGCACCCTGTCCCGGCGGCCTTGCGTCCGTACTGAGCAATTAGCCGAGCCTCTAGAAAATGCGCCGTTTCCTCGTCTAGCCGCTCGGCCAGCATCAAGATTTGCGAAGGGCTTTCTGGAGTCGGAGCATCGGCGCGGTGAGGCATAAGAGAACGGCGACCGCAACCTTTGCCGATGTAATAGGGGTTGCCATCTTCGCCTAGGTAGGCGTAAACGTAATAACGATGCGTTTTTAAGCGCATTGTCTCCTTGCTTTTCAACCCTTGCCGCGCAGCTGTGCGCTAATTCTAGCGCTATAACGCCAGCAGAGCGCACAAGTAATCACGGGTCTGCGTAGGCGTTCGGCACCCCCAGCAACCCGACGTGGCAGCTCCAGAACTCAGCCGGGCCCCACACCCGTCCATCGTCACCACGCAGCGGCTGGGCGGCCTCCACCAGCTGGGCCAGTGATCGATCGGTGATGCCGTCAAACTCCTGCAGCGCCAGCCGGCGGTGGATCTCGGCCAGCGCGAAGAACGTCTCTGGCCTGGGTTTCGGTGCCAGGCCGTTCTCCATCACGCTCAGCGTGCTCGGCGCCATCGCCACAAACCCGGCACCCTTGGCCCACTTGTAGGCGGTGTACTGGGTCCAGCCCTGCTGTTCACGCCACCGCCGCAGCATGTCCCCGAAACGTGCAGCGGCGATCTGCTGCAGCTCGGGATCGTACCGATACTGCGCCATGGTGGTTCGCGAGCGGGGAAGCCAGGCTATTCCCATGGATACCCTGAACCATGCACCACCTCCCCACCACCGAACTGGTGATCCGCGACGGGCAGCCGACCTGGCTGGTGCAGTGGCAGGGGGTCGAGGCCGTCAGTGCCAGCCGTCACGCGGCGCTGCGGTCGTTTCGCTGGAAATGCCAACGCCGCGGACTGCAGCTCCCTGGTGGGAGTGAGCAGCCGCGGCGAGGGCCTTCGGAGTGTGATGAGCCGGGGGTTTAGGGGGCGCGCTGTCGCCCGCGCTGTCGCCGCGCTCGGCGTTTGCGGCCGATGCTCGGCTCAGGAGTGATAACGAAACAGAGCGTCTCCCACCGAGGCGGCGGCGACGAGTAGGCCTTGCGAATCTGTTTCGCTCCGATGCTGGCCATCAGTTCAGCGAATGAGCTGTCGGGCATTGGGAATGGTCGCGCTGTGAGATCCATCACCACTCCCCCTCCCGCCACACCTTGAGCACCTTGGCACAAGGCCCGGCCAGCTCCAGTGCAGTGGCGATAGCCTGGGTCTGGGTGATGGCGTAGAGCTCAATCGGGCCGGTGGTGAGCTGGACGTGGTAGAGGCGGGGCATTAGCGGCGAATCTCCAACGCAGCGGCGATAAGTAGGATTTCATTGCGAATCCTCCGTCTTTCCTTGAAGCGGAGAACATTGCAAAACCATTTGATCCACTTAATGCCATTACCGTCAGGTTCTGGCTCATAAGGAAGCACTTGGTCGGCCAAGGAATAGACAGCAGCAGGTAGGCCGAGAGACCTGTACTTGTCCAGCACCGCCTGAGCCGCTGGGGAGAGGACCATTTTCGTGGCGTCAGGAAATTGGTCAGTCATAGGTCGACCTCCTGGCAGAGGTTGAACGCCACCGCGCCAGCCTCGGGAGACTTGGGGTAGCGGTCGCGCAACCATTTGGCCAACTCGCGGATTGCGGCGCGGGCGATGCCTTCCGGGTCCAGCTCGGCATCAATGCCGTACTCAATCCGGGCCGCCACCCTCTCCACCAACCCCCCAGCGGGCTGGGCCCCGGCGCTGGCGGCGCGGAGTTCGGGCATGGCGGGATCGGGTTCCCAGTTCGGATCGGCAGCGTCCAGCGCTATGAGCCGGTCGAGCTTGTCTGGCTGGGGCGAATGGGCTGCCTCCAGCGCTGCGATGCGGTCGCGGAGTTCGAGGATGCACTCGAAGGGGCCCTGCCAAATCCGAGCGTCTGTGATCACTTTGGCCCACTGCTCAGGCGTGACGCGGTGCTGGTCGGTCATGGTGTTTCCGTGGTGTGGTGAGTGATCAGGCCGCCAGCATCCTCCGAACCGTTGACCGGGAACACCCCAGTCGATCAGCGATGCGCTGCTGTGTCCAGCCATCCCGCCGCCACCGCCGCGCACGCTGCTGGCGGGATTCCGTCAGCCACAGCAGGAACAGGACAGGGAAAAACAGCAGGGCCAGGATGGTGCAGATGGTGGTCATGGCAATGGTGACGAGTGGATGGCCAGCGCCGCGCTCGGGCTGCTGGTGATGGAATCATACCGGGTGGGTTCCGGTTCTGCACCCTAGGGGGTGGGGATTGGCAGGGCGTGGCGGGGGAGACAGTACCTGTAATGAGCCTGGCTGTCGCCAAGCTCCCACGATTCGTGGTGGTGGCACCACCACCAACACATTCCCTCCGCATCACACCACCCCTCGCGCTCCCATGGGCGCTCGCTCACCGGCACCGGGTCGATGGTGGGGCTCCATCTGCTGCCAGAGTGAGACAGGATCGCCTCAGCCAGTGCGGCGGCTCCCTTGTCGTGGCTGCCATCCACCTCGCGGATAATCTCAGCCAGCCTCAGGATGTGGCCAACCCTTGGGGGCAGCCCCTCCGGCCCGGGCTGGGCCAGGGCGGTGCGGGCGCGGGCGATCAGGTCGGCGTCGGCAGTGTCTTCGGGCGGGCCGCCGCCTAGCTGCCACGCATCCAACGCATCAGCCAACTCAGCGCACAGCGCCTTCCAATCAGTGCTCATCGCTCATCTCCAGTGTGCGTGAATCCATCCAACCAGTCCGCCACCGAACTGGACCCACCGTGTCTCTCGCGCAACACCTGCCCCAGCTCAGCAGCCACGCTGCGGGCGACGGCGGTGCAGGTCTGGCACGGCTCAGGGCACCGGCCCGGCATGGGGCAGGCGGCCAGGGATAACCGGGTGGATGGTGTTGGCGTGGGCCGGGCCTGATCGCTGGTAACAGGCGCGGTGGCGATGCGGGCCAAGGCCTGCTGGGTGGGGGTGGTGAGGGTGATCATCGGGGGGTGAGGTTGTGGATGCGGTCGTTCACGATCCGCCGGAGCAGATCGTTCATCCCCTCGCCAGGCCGGAGCTGGCGGCGGAGGGACTCGACCTCGGGGAGGGTGAGGATGATGGAGAGGCGGCGGGTTTCGGTCATGGGGTGGCTCATCCCATCCCCCTCAACCCATGGACTCGATACCCGCCCCAGCCGGTGGTGATGTCGGCCAGGCCGGCGGCGGCCACGGCATTCACCCGGCGCGACACGGTGGACTGATCACAGCCCCACACCTCGCGCAGAGTGGCGGTGGACGCGACGCCACAGCCGCCGGTGAGCACCCGGATGTGCAGGTAGTCCATCAGCACCCGGTCGCTGATCGTGCGGCGCATGGCCACCAGCTGGCGGATCGGCATGGCAGCCGGACGCTGGGCCTCCATGCGGAGCTGGGCCAGTACGGTCTCGGCGGCGATGCGGAGTTTCGTAGCGCTCATGCCGCCACCCCCTGCCGTCTGCGCTGCTTCGGCCGGCGGTGTTGTTCGGGCAGCACCTGGCCCTTGATTCGGGCATAGCGGGCGTTCAGTGCCGCCCAGACCTCCTGATCCTTGAACTCGAAATGCACGGTGCCTTTCTTGTAGGGGCGGAATAGGAAGAATCCCCAGTCGTACCAGTCGCCCGGCCAGTACTGGTTCTCGCTGAATCGCTCCGGCAGGCGCACCTCTTCAATCGACCGACCGGTGATGAAGCACAGCGCCTTGATCAGATCCTGGATCTCATCCCACTGGCCGCCGTGGCTCCTGATCCGCACCTTGCGCGGCTCGCTGTACGCCAGCTCGGCCATGTAAGGCCGGATGAATCGCCGGTTCAGCATGTAGCCCGAGTTGGTCACCCAGCCCTCCACCCCGTAGCGGTTTTCCACCGTGTGGCGAGTGATCGAATCGACGGCCTCTTCCACCGCCCGGTCCACCCGCTGCTCCTGGGTGCCGGCGACGATCTGCAGCATCCGGTAGATGTTCCGCTCCGTGAACGGGATCTTCGACTGCTCCTCCACAAACCGGTTGATGTCCTTCGCTAGCTGGCTGGTGGCCATCTGCTGCGGCAGGAACTCATCGAAGACGTGCTTCCAGGCCTGCTTTTGCAGATCCTTGCGGAACCGGTTGCGGGTCACCGGCGCACCTTCGACGGTCACCTGTAAGCCCAGCTCCTGGCCGAAGAATCCATCCAGCACACCCCGCAGCCTGGTGCCTGCGGCCACCTGCTCATCGAAGATCTTGCAAGCTTCCACGTAGCGCTGCACGATGTCCCGGCTGCGGCGGTAGGGAATCAGTCCCTCGCCCTGGGCCTCGATGTCGTCCGGGCCCAGGTAGAACCCGTCGAACTCATCAGCCCCGCTTACACGTTGGCCAGGTCGCGTCAAACGAACCATGCCGACGCTGACACGTGTTGGACGCTCAGCGGTGGTGAAGCACTCGCCCAAGTGTTCCTTGCTGCCGTAGCCCTCGATCAGCTTCGCCAGCTGTTTCTTCAGGCCGCTTCCGGTGCGCTGCGTGAGGCGATGCACGTACTCATCGCAGACCGTGTTCCAGTTGGCCAGCGCGACGATCTCGCAGCCTGGCGGGGCGATCTCCCAGGCGTGCAGGATGTGCCGCTCATCGGCCGAGA